TGTCTTTTTATGCAGTTCCCAAATTTTTGAGATCAAAGCATCGGCATCAATTAATCTCATTTCACATCACTCCAATCTAATTTCTGCCCGCAATTCGGACAATATGCGCAATCACATTCTCTTAATGGCAGTGAAGCACATACTGAACAATATCCCACTGCTGTTCCAATTGCCGCATTGTATGCAATTGGAATCACTTTCTTTGCGATCTGTTTACTATCCCCCTCCACAAACCGCCGGATCTCTGCCACTTCCTGCCGTAACTGTTCATCAGTCTTTTTCACTTTTCACCATCCCCATTCTACCAATGATGCCTGTATTCTTCAGATAATCGTAATAATCCTGCGCCACTTCTTCGCTGACGTTAAACTCTTTTCGGATTCTTCCAATCGTTACACGTTTCTGAGTCTTCGCCCAGTTCTCTAATTTTACAGATTTGATAATCATCATCTATTCCTCTCTCCTGTATATTTCTGGCAGTGGCATCCATGCGTTGACAAATACTCCAAACGATGCATAGCTGTAATCATGGTCTTCCGGATAAAATGCTCCGGATTCATCATCTTCTGTCTCATATCTACCAATATCTGGTAATGTAAGCTCCTCATTTTCAAACGATACCAGAACGTATTCGCCTGGTTCCGGGAGTTCCGCATTGATATCATGCCATCTGTTTTTCAACACTTTAATCAATGCTGCAATAATCGTATAATCCAACGGACTAATGCTTTTCGTTTTTTTTGCTTGTCTAATTTGCAATTTTAACAGCTCGCTTTTTAATGCACTGGTGACTTTTAACGGTTCCAAAGGGTTCTTTATGTCGTCCAGATACTGCGCGTTGCATGCTCTGGCTGTCCGCATTGCTTCCATACACTCATCCGGTGTTCCAATATCTTCATATGCTCCCAGTTTCTGAATTACCATGAAGGTAATTTCAAAAAACAGTTCGTATGTTTTGTATGGGCTTATAATGGCATCATTTCTGCTTTTTAAGCTGTATCTTGCCGGTGAGAACGCTTCCCCGGCATCCTTTGTCAAACGTTTGTTCATAAAATCATTATTTTTCATTCCCTACTTTCCTTTCCACCTTGTCTTAATTCATCCAAGATTTATCCAAGCACAACCTTGACACCTGTTTCTCCTTTATACGTCCACTTCTCCCACATCCTTATATGTCCCTCTGTTGCCTCGGTTACATTTCCATAATGCATATCATCCAGTTCTTCCCAGTTTTTTACTTCTCCGTTCTGATCACATCTAAACACCATTGTTTCCAGACCAGCATCAAATGTATTACAGGTATCTATTCGAACATATTGACCTGTTTTATCTTTTTCAACCGTTATCACCTGTTTGCCATTCTCTAGTGCTATCCATATTTCCATGTATAACGGTGCTAATTCTTCTGCAAACGTTGGATATCTTCGTGTCAGAATCTGACACATTTTTTCTATCGTCATTTTTCTGGTCTTGTTTTTTGCGCAATCTCTTTTCATCGGTATGCCATGCATCTTGCGCCAGTTGTTATTCTGGAGCTGTGCTACAGTAGGTACAACCTGTCTATCTGGTTTTTCCACCTGCGCAACCGCAGGTGATGTGCTGCTTCTATCCGGTTCAGTTTTCCCGCTCGGTTCTTTCTCGTTTTCCGGCTCTTTCAATTGTCTCTCCGGCTCTGTTTTTCTGATTCTCTTTACAATCTCATCAATAACCTGTTTCAATGACACTGTATCCCCTCCTCTCTGTGCTTTTATGAAAAAGGCAGTTCTTCATCTATCCCGTCCGGTATATTCATAAAACCATTCTCATCTGTGCTGACAGGTTTTGGTTCTGCTGCCTTATGGTTTTCTGCTGCCCCTTTACTTTCTGCAAATTCCACTTCTTCGATTACAACATCGGTAGTATATACTTTCACACCATCGCGGTTCGTGTAGCTTCCTGTCTGGATTCTTCCAGATATGGCGAACTTCGTTCCCTTAATGCCATATTTACTCAAAAATTCAGCTGTCTTTCCAAAAGCTACGCAAGACACAAAATCTGCCTGCTGTCCCTCTGGTTCTTTTTTGATTCGTCTATCTACTGCCAGCGTCATTCTTGCCACAGCAGTCTCACCAGAATACCGTACTTCCACATCTCTGGTAGTACGTCCCATTAATACAACCTTATTCATTCTTACCACTCCTTTTCCCGCGTCAATATTTCTTCGTATTTTTTCATCAGTTCGCTCAACCGGCGGACATCTTTCTTTGTGGCATTTCCGTTGGCATTAATCGTCATTTTTATCTCTATGATCTCATCAATGACGTTTGCCGCCGCGCGGAACCCTTTTGCCATTTCTGCCAGCCATACCATGTCCTTGTACATTTCTTTCACCTTTTACAATCACGTCCGAATCATTCCTTGAAAATTCCAGATCTATACCAGTCTCATTTCTGATCGTGCTGATCACATCATCCACGGTCAGATAATCTTTTTCGATGCTGTCTGCCAGTTCATTGATATAATCCTTGAAACGGTTCATCCGCGTTGTTCCAAATCCGAACTTGTCCCTCAATACCATTTCTGACAGTGCCGTCACTACTCCAGTAGCATTCTGTTTAACTTTCAGTGTAAACTCATCCATTTCTTTTTGAGGAACCAGACACGGTGCCACTGTGCGACCTCTCCGTTTTATTTCCTGTTCAAGTCCCTCAATACCTTTTTCCTTTGCAATTTTCAGGGCATATTCCATGCCCTGTCTCCTTGCTATTTCTTCTCTGCTCAGTTTCATTTTGTCCCTTTCTATAACTGCCACACTTTTCTGATCTCGTTCACTTTTTCTCTAAATTTGTTAAACAGGTTTTCATATTCTTCTATCGCATCTTCTGATTCAATGTTTTCACTTTCATCTAATCTGCCAATTTCATCCATGATGTCTGCCAGTTCCCTGAATTTTTGTGCATATTCTTTTGCTTCGTTTTTTTCTGTTCCCACTCTGATTTCCACACTTTCTATCCTATTTTCATCAATTTTTCCGGTTCTCTGCTGCTGATCCGCGACACCATTCTCCTGTTTTTCAATTTCTACAGGCTTTTCTGGCTTCGTTTTCTCCATATTGTTCATATGTACCGGGACATCCGGTGTTTTTTCCTGTTCTTCGTTTTCTGTTTCTTGTGAAGGTTCTATCGTTTTCTCAGATTTCAGAATTGTATCATCTACTGGATCACATACCTCATTGATTGTCATCTGCCCTGTAATCTGTTCCGCTGCTGCCTTTTCTTCCTGCTGCCGTTTAACTTCTTTCACTTCTTTGAACGTCAACCCATTCTCTTTGTACTGGTTCAACAGCACCTTCTGGCTTTCCTCCTGCAATCCGCTCAATTCATATGCAGCGGAAAATGTGAGATCACCGTTTTTCAGTTCTTCCGTGAACTCTGGAAGTAACCGCTTATTAATACTTTCGATCTGTGCAATCTTGGTCGCTGGCAGGTTCAGTATGTCGGAAATAACGTCCCGAAGCCTGCCACTATCAAGTTGATATCCCTGCAGAGGGATTTTATTCTTTTTCATGTACTGGAGCGTCTCTTTCAGTTTCTGTTCTTCCTCCAGAATATCCTTAACTGTCTTATTTCTGTATGCATTCGCCACAATGAGCTGCACCATTTCCTCATGTTCTTCCGCTGGTGTCTTTACCTGGCACGAAGCAATCTCAAATTCCTTATATCCACGCTCCACAAGCAGGTTCAATGCTCTCCATCTTCGTTCCCCGGCAATGATCCGGTACTCTCCTCTATCGCATGGATCATGTACCACTGTCAGATTTTCCAACAGACCTACTGCATAGATCTTCTGTGCCAGCTGCTCAACGTCCTGCATACTATAGAAATTTGCATCATTGCTATACATCTTTTTGATACTGATATCCCGAATCCGAAATCTGGCTTTTGGTCTTTCGTCAGTGACTGCTACCTGTGTGTTCCGGTTCAACGCATCCATTGCATTCCATGCCATTTTTATCTCCGTCCTTTTCTTCTAAAATAAATTTAATCATCATCCCTGTTAGTCCATCCTGCACGATTGCCACTTTTTTTCCCATTTTCTCTTTTAATCTCAAATCTTGCTTCGTTTGGTTTAAGTGTCATTTCTATCTCCTTAAAAACTCTTTATCATCCAGTAAATTGCCAGTGGATAATAAACCATATTCAGAACTGTTTCTAATATCTGCCAAAACCGCCTATACTGTACACCGATTCCAAGATACATTTTTTTGGTTTCCTCCGGGCAACGCAAAACGCCATAAATGCACATCACTATTTGTAAAATGGATAAAATCAAGATATCCGTATGTTCTTTGAATTCCATCCCTATTTTTGTGTACACAACCATTTGAATAAGCCAAAAGACAAATCCAACACTCGTAGCTATAGCCCATGCATTCGCATTCTCTCTCTGGCTTTCTAGTTCTTTCATCCGTTCTTTTTGCTTTCTCTCAAATACTTTTTTTGAAAAATTAACAGGAATACATTTAATGGTCCCTATGAATAAAATTATCAATACTGCAATTAATATGATTTTCATTTCTGTTTCCTCGTCTTTCTTACAATTCTTTTATCAATTCCTGGCACACTGCCCGGTAGTCTTTTGTAGCTACGCAATTTCGTGAGAACGCTGGCAATGGTGCTCTCTCCATCGTTGATTTTTCTGCCACAACAGACCGGCGCACTGCTGTCTCAAAACATTCATAACTTTCCTTGTCTCTCATCCAGCTTTCTACCTGCAGCGTAGTTTTATTTTTCTGTTTCATCGTCAACAGTACCTTCATCCGGATATCCTCATTGAAGTCTCGGAAGGTTTCCAGCTGCTCGACCATGTTATTGATCGCACCGATTTCAAACCCGCCGA